GTGGTGCGCTGCTCGGGGTCGTCAGAGCGCGGAACGACCTCGGTCGCGGTGCGCTTGACGTACCGGTGGTTGTCGTCCGGCCAGATGCCCGCGGCGGTGAGCCCGTCGAGCACCGGCTTCAGGGTGTCGGAGGGGTTGTCCGAGTCGGCCCGGCGGTCGCTGCCCGGGTACCAGAGCAGCGTCACGTTCACGCGGCCGACGGGGAAGAAGTCACGGGTCTGCTGCCAGTACTTGCCGAGGTAGAAGAGGTCTTGGGCGACCTCGCGGTACTCCTTGTGCGCCGGCGCCCAGTGCTTGCGCCGGTTCGCGGACAGCGGCGGGCGCTGATACGGAAGCTCGAACACCCACCGCCGTCCCACGTCAGACCGTCACAGCGGGCTTGGCGACCGTGCCACCGGAGCTGTTCACCGGCGCCGTGACCTGGGTCCGCACGAGCAGGCTCAGCACCGCCTGGACCATAAGCATGATTTCGACCTGCTGTTCGGGAGCGAGCTTCAGTCCGAACGCCAGGCTCAGCGCGATGCCGGCCTTGAACAGGCCGGTGATCGCCGGGACCGCGGTGCCGTCGCGCACCACCACCGCCTGGATCACGCCGACGATCGCCACGGCGAACGCGGAGATCACGCCCTGGGTGTCGATGCTGATCGGGAAGAAGAACGCGCTCACGAACTGAACGATGGCCGCGACGAGCGCGAGCCACAGCACGGGGTCTCTGCCGAAGATCTTCAACTTCGTTGCCTTCCTACTTCGTCGTGTAGACCAAGTTCGAGGCCGTCGGCCCCGCACAGACGTAGTCCCAGCTGATCGACTCACAGCCATCAGGGACCTGCCACCAGGCGCGTGTGTTCGCGGCCAGCGCGTCGAGGTGGATGGGCGCGTGGACGCCGTTGAGGTAGACGTTCAGGTCGGTGATGTCGTTGTAACCGCTCGACAGCGAGAACCACACCTCGTCGACGACCTGGCTCTTCTTGGCCGTCTCGATGGTGCGGTGCCGGTACTGCCGCGCCGCGCCGCCGGGGGCGTAGCTCTCCGGGGCCATTCCGGACATGTCGTTACCTCCGATGATCGGTGCGGCGTGCACCGCGACGAGCGGCGCCTCCCCGCTGTTCAGGTCCACGCCGGAGGCCGTGATGCCCGCGACGGCGCCCGTGGAGCTGTGCTGCCACGTGCGGTAGGGGTTCTTCGGCTGGGCGCCGTAGCGGGCGATCCAGGGCCACGTGTCCGGCACCGCGGCGCGCACGGCCGCGAGGATGTAGCCCATCATCGAGTCGTTCGCGTAGAAGACGGGCACCTGACCGTTCGCCACGGCCTCGGTGAGCCACTCGATCGCGAAGGCCGTAGCCGCCGCGCCCGGCACGAACGGACTCTCCAGGTCCAGCGCCGGCGAGAGGTCGATGGCGCCGCGCCCGACCGCCGTACGGAGTAGGAGCTGGTACTGGTCCCGCGCGGAGCCGGGCTGGGCGTAGCCGTAGCCGCCGATGGCGAGCCCGGCCGCGTGCGCCCGCATCGGCCAGTCCAGGGTGTCGCGCAGGGTGAGCCCGTCGGTCATCTTGAAGTAGGCAAAGGAGTACCCAGCGCGCACGACGGCGCCGAAGTCGTTGATCGTCTGGTACTTCGGGTACGCGTCGAAACCCTGGGCCACGTCAGCTCACCACCGGAACCGAGCAGTCGCCGTGGTTCGCCAGGAGCATCTGCATGTCGGCGAAGGAAATCCGGCAGCGACCACTCAGGCCCCACGACGGGCCCCACGAGTTCGTCAGCTCGATCTCTTGGTTTGTGAAGTCGATGCCGGTCCCGTCGAGCTGGTGGCCGCCGGCGAGACCCGAGGACTGGTCGACGTGGATGCGCCCGTACTTGTCCGGGGTGAACATCGAGTTGTACCAGGGAACGCCGAATGAAACCGGGTCGACCTGGAGCAGCTTCTTCACCGTGGTGAAGGAGAACGCGTGCTTGTAGCCGGAGATCAACCCCATCTTGCGGAGCAGCTTCATCGACCACAGGCCGGTGCTGCCCGTGTCGTCCGGCGGGTAGGCCCCGGGAATCTGGGAGTTGTCGAGCGCGGTCTCCTGCTCGTAGAACTTGATCGCGTCGGCACCGCTGTACTTGAAGCTGGTCCGGTAGAACGGCTCCGTCATCATCACGCCCAGCGCGGCGAACGCCGTGCACGCGCCCAGCTGGCCCTGGTCCCAGACCGGCGCGACCCGCTTGTGGAAGGTCGTCACCTCCTTGGTGACGTGCTCGACGAGGTCGGCAGCGTTGTAGTTCAGCGAGCGCGCATCGTGCAGGACGTGCCGGCCCAAGCCGGGCTTCTGCTCCAGCAGATGGAAGTACGTGCCGCGGACGTGCGGCACGCCCAGGTCGTCATCCCCATCGGCCGGCCGGACCTGGTCGGCGTAGTCGGCCACGCCGTCGCCGTCCGTGTCGGTGTGCTTTGCCATGGTGGTTACCTCCGAGGGAAGCGTACGTGCTCTCCCCCTCGTTCTGGGGGGAGAGCACGGTGGTCAGCGCGGGGTTTCGGGACGGTCCCAGTACTCGCCGTTCGGGCGCCACGGCAGCATGCCCGGGTGACCGCGCACGAGCCCCGTCGGCCAGTCCCGCTCCTCGCGCTGGCCGCGCCAGGAGATGAACTCCGCGGCGGTCGGGTCGTGCTCACCGCGGCGAAGGCCGAACCCGAACTCCGGCCAGCCGAGGTACAGCGACGAGCCGCGGGGGCGCATGACCCGACGGCCGGAGCCGTCCTTGCCGTTGCCGGCGTGCGCCTCGGTGATGATCGCGCACCCGTGACGGGCCCGGATGTTGTCGAGCACCTGGACGATCGCCCGCGCGGCCTGTGAGCTGTTCTCGTCCTCGTGGTGCAGCTTGTAGAGCGGGCCGACGGCGAGGATGTCCGGCGAGGTCTTGGCCACGAAGCGTTCCAGGCGGGCCACGTCGCCGCCCTTGAGCAGGTCGATGCCCTCGGTGGCGAAGTCCATGTAGAGCTGCTTCTCCCAGCTCAGCGACGGAAGGCCGATGGCCCCGCGGCACGAGTCGACGAGCTGGATCATCCGGCGGTACCGGCGCTTGCTCTGGCTCTTGGTGTTCTCGCAGTCGATCACCGTCACGCGGAGCGCGCTCTCGCCGTCGTAGATCGGCTCACCGCGGAACGGATGCAATCCGGCCGCGAGGCAGCACAAGATCTGGGCGACCAGCTCGGTTTTGCCGAAGCCCTCTTCGCCGGTGATGACCATCCGGTCCATGCGCTCGATCAGGCCCGGCACCAGCCAGTCATATTCGATCTTCTCCGAGAGCAGGTCGGCCAGCGTGAACGGCTCGTCTTGATCGGCAGGGACGGCCAGCTCCTCGATCTCGTCGACCGCGAGCCGGAGCTGCGCCGCCGCCGCCGTGACCGGCAGCGAATCTCCTGCCTCCCACTCGGCATCGAGCCGCTGCATCAGCCGGTCGCACTCTTCCGCGAGCCGACGGCGGCCGTACAGCTCGCACACCCGGGAGGCGTAGCTGGCGGCGTTCCCGGGGTAGCTGTCGTGCTGGATGATCGTGGCCAGGTCGCCCGCGGGAATGCGGGAGACGAGGCCCTGATCGAGGATGATCGTGAGGACGGTGTTCGCGTCCACCTCGTCGCCGCGGATGATCATGTCGCGGATGATGCCGGCCAACACCTGGTGCTGGATTCCATAGAAGGCCTCCGGCGGCACGGACAGGAAGTGCGGCTGCACGACCAGCGGGTTCCGGAACAGCGCGCTGAGCAGGGCCCGCTCGTTCATCACGTCGTGTGCGTTTCGTGCCACGTCAGACTCCCTCGACTTCGGTGCCGTTGCGGAACGGCTGACCCATCAGCACGCACATCAGGCCACGCCGGTAGTACTTGATCCACTGCTTGCGGTCGGCCAGCTGGAACGCCTCCGGGTTCATGCCCGGCGGCGCGCTCTTCGGGTGCGGCGCCTCGTACGTGCGGCCGGTGCGCGCGGCCACCTCTTCGGCGGCACCAGCGTGGTACTGCTCCAGGAGCCACGCCTCAGCCTCGTCGGCGGTCATCACCGGTGCGCCGTCGAACCCTGCCGTCCGGCACTCCGCGGACTCCCACACGTCACCCTTGAGCCAGCGCTCGAAGTCCTTCCGGAACTTCGCGTCCGGGTGAGCGGCGAGGTACGGCGGGATAGCGGCCTGGATCATCTCGACGGTGGTGCGCTGGATCGCGCGAGCCCACTCAGCCCACGCCGTCCTCTTCGCGCCCTTCAGTCCGTAGGCCTTCCAAGCCGCTTCGAAGTCGTCGGAATAGGCCACTTGAATGCGAGTCTTCTTCTCAGTCTTCTCAAGATCAGTCTTCTTATTTATCGACTGGTTATCCGTGGACGGATTTTCAGTCGACGGTCCGACCTGGGGGTCTGTGGTGTTTTCGCTGGTCGCGTCCACCGACTGAAAACCCGTAGACGGTGAACCCGTCAGCGGTCGCGTCTCGGGGTTATCGGTGACCTGCCACGTCCACGTCCACAGTCCGCCGTCACCGGCGCGCTTGGTGCGGAGCAGGTAGCCCGTGTCCTCCAGCTGCTTCAAGGCGTTGGTCACGGCGTCGCGGCCCTCGACGCATGAGCGGTCCAGCTGGCCACGATCGAGCTGCCAGCCGTCCGGCAGGGAGATCATGTACCCGAGCAGGCAGCGCGCGAGCGCCTTCAGCGGAACGGGGAGCTGGCCGCGCTGGAAGGCGTTGGCCACGATGGTGTACTGGTCCGCGGGCAACGGCGCACGGCGGAGGGTGAACTCGCCGTTCATGCCGACTCGCCACCCTGAGGTGCGAAAATGTCGGCGGGGATGGTTACAATCAAGGCACGTGCCCTTCGCTTAGCTAATTGTCGGTGGTACGGGTCCTTGGCCGGACGAAGTTCGAAGCGTGAAAGAGCCGGGTCCTTGTCGGAGGGACCCGGCTCTTCGCGTTGCTAGGGGGGTAACGTCTTCACGGCTTGGCCTTCCGTACGAGTCGGAGGGCCAAGCCCTCCACGGGGGTTCTCCGAGCATAGGCCGGGAACGGCCGTTCTCCGCCGGACTCCACGGCGCGTCGGCGATCACCCATCAGAACAGGCTCTGCACTGGCTGCACGCCGCCGTCGGGCTTCCTCTCCTCGCCGGCCAGGTCCCGCGCCGCGCTCGCTCCGGCCGCGGTCAGCGTCCACAGCTGCCAGTCCGATCCCTTGTGCCGTCGAGTGATTCCGAGACCGTCGGCGGTCAGCACCGGCGCCACGAGCCAGCCGTCCACCAGCTCGCCTCGCCGCGGGCGCTCCGAGTTCTGGTCCATCTCCAGCCGCTCCTGGATCTCGAAGTCGGTCAGGTCTCCCCAGCGGTACAGCGCGAGCAGCACCGCGGCGCGCTGGGTCCCGCTCCGCGGCCGGATCGCGGCGGCCGTGGCCCGGCTCGTCGGCAGCGCATCGGCGCGCACCTTGCCCTCGCGGTTGCCCGCGGCGGTGGTGCGAATCTGGTCCTGGCCGTCGGCGAGCCGCTGGATGATGCAGTCGACCTCCAGGCGGAGACCGGCGGCCACCTGGCGAAGGTCGCCCGGCGTCCGAACCTGGTCAAGGTCGCGGGCGAGGTCGCGGGCTCGCTCGGCGCACTTCATCGCCTCGTCGAAGTGGGTCACGATGTCAGCTCCACGCGGATATTGACGCGGTTGCCGTCCGGCGTGATCGCGTCGAAGTCCGACCAGTCCGGCGCGTTGAACAGGCTGCCGGTCTGGATAGCCGGCTCCTCGCCGGAGCTGAGCTGGTTCCACACCCACTTCGCGGCGTCTTCCTGGAGTTCGGCCTTCGTGGCGTGGGAGTTTGCGGCCATGATCTATTTCTCCTCGGGGTCGTGACGAATGATCCTGACGTGCTCCTGGGGGCGAAGGCCCCACTCTTCTGCCAGCGCGAAGCCGTGCTGGGTGACGTTCTCGCCGACGACGTAGCCGGCGGCGACCAGCTCGAAGTACGCGAGCAGGAGCGGCACCTCGAAAAGCTCGTCGGCGGGCGGCGCATATTTCCGGATGGGGTGCCCGGCCCAGGCGTAGATCCGGCCGTTGACGATCTCCTTGAGCATGGCCAAGCGCGTCTTGGTCTGCTCGAACGGCGGCGCTTCGGTCACTTCACCAGCCTCCATTCCCGCGCGGCGGCGAAGCCCTTCGGCGTGTAGTAGTGGGCGATGATCAGACCGGCCTCGACCAGCTCGCGGTACGTCTCCTGGCCGCGGAGATCGAGCTTCCCGAAGTCGACGTGCGCGGGCTGGTCATCGGTGATGAGGAGGTCGCCACGGATGGCGAGCATGAGCACGGCGGCGCGCTGGGGCGTCCGCTCGAAAGGCCTCGGCTTAGCCATGGAATGTCCACCACCCGTCGAATCCCTCGGGGACGGCGGGGAAGGCGTCGAGCATCGGCCGGAGGAGGTCCAGGTCATCCTGCATCGCCGAGGGCGCCTGCTCGCCCCAGTACCCCTCGCCGTCCCAGCGGCCCGTGGTGGTGCCGCCGTAGCGGCCATCGTCGTGAGCCTGGAGGAACTGCTCAGCGGTGGTCGGCTCCACGTCCTGGTAGTCCCACAGGTATCCGATGCAGGCCATGGTGATGCCCTTGCGGCGACGGAACCAGACCGCAGTGACCCCGCAATCCCAGTACCCGCCATTCTGGGTGGACTTGAACTGCTTGATCAGGCTGCTCAGGTCGACCGCGTACGGCCGGTGGCTCATGAGGAACTTCGCCTCGCGCTTCACTGGTCGCCCCCAGCCGGTGCTCCGGTGACGATCTCTTCGGCGAAGACGAGCAGCGACGGAAGATCCTCGTCGTCGAGCACGGTCCACGGGTCGCTGCCGTGCTGGCGAGCCTGGACGGTCCACCGGTTCGCGTTGTCGCAAAAGACCTGGATCAGCGGCTCCTCGATCATGATTCACCGTCCACTGTGTCCGGAGTGAACCATCCGACCAGAACCTTACGAATGCGCTCTTCGAGGTTTTCGGCACTGACGAAACGCCGGGAGTTGACCTCGTCGAACGTCACCAAGGTGTTTCCCTGCTTCACGCACGCAGGACAGATGTCGACCTTCGAGTAGTCGCCCCCCTTGAGGTATCGACCGATCCACCCGGAAGTGCGGATGGCGGCGCGAGCCATCGCGAGCGTGCGATCCGTGGAGACCTCCCGATCTCCGCAGACATCGCACGTGATGGTCGCCTCGTAGGTGACCTTCAGGAGGCCGGTCATTCCCCCTCCAGGATTGCCCGGAGACGGTCGAAGCCCTGGAGCTTGTCCTGGATCACGCCGCGCTCGTAGTCCTCGAACACGGTGCGGGCCTCGGCGATCGTCTTCTCGTCTGCCTCGAACTTCTCGACGATCTCGACGATGTCCATGATGTATTCGCCCATTACTCCCCCTTCGGGAACGTGCGCGTGACGGAGGTCCCGCGCTCTTTGATGATCTTCGTGTGGGCATCGGTGACGGTGGCGCTGACCTGGTCCAGCTCCGCCTGAGCCAGCTCCGCCTGGAGCTTCTTGACCTTGGTCACCTGGGGCTCGAACTTGCCCAGGCCGACGAACGTCTTCATCACGTCGGCGAGCAGCCCGGCGAGCAGTTCGCGCGAGCGATCGCCCTGGCCGGAGAACTCCGCCTGGAACAGCTCGAACAGCCGGGCCTTCGCGTCCGGCGTCTCGATGTGCGCCGCCGCGACCGCGGAGACCAGCGCGTCCAGGTCGAACCGGTGCTCGTTGATCAGGTCGGGCCGGACGGTGATGGTGCTGCCGTCGGTGTCGACGATCGCCAGCGAGCCGTTCGGCACGCCGTCGGAGTCCCCGTTCACTGTGAGGAGCGCGTGCTCGCGGAGCACGTCCTTCACGGTGCGGGCGGTATCAGTGAAGGCGCGGCCGTAGTCGGTGAGCGTCTCGTTCATAGCGCCGAAGCGGCGCACCAGTGCGGCGGCGTCCTCCGGCGTCTTGATCTGCCCGGCCTTGGCCAGCTCGTCGGCGAGCACCGAATCCACGCCGTCGCGGAGAGCGCGGCGGAGGTCAGGCGTTGCGGGCAGCTGACGGCCGTCGTGCAGGACCAGTTCGTTCTCGTCGGTCACTTGCGGTTCAGTCCCTTCGAGTACTCCACGAGCACGTCGCGCGTGGGGTCGTAGTCGGTGGTGTCGAGGACTACGGCGACGACACAGCACGCGCACGAGCCGGAGATGGTGCGGCCGTCGCGTGTCGGGATGTAGATGGTGGCCTCGATGACGTTCCCGATCACCGAGCAGACGGGGCAGGCGGCGCCGTAGTCGTCGACCTGGTCGGCCCAGACTTCGCGGTATTCCACGGTGACGGACGGGCTGCCGGTGAGGCTGATCGTGGTGGACATGGGTTGATCGTACCCCCCATTTTGGGGGGACACAAGTAACCCCCCGGTATCCGCGGCCGGGGGGTTACTTCTCAAGCTGGAGCGCGAGGCCTGCACACCTCGTGGCCGCTCCGTCGGATCAGAAAGGCGGCTCGTCGGGGAAGCCGGCGCCGCCGCTACCACCGCCGCGGGAGAAGCCGCCGCCCTGAGGCGCACTGCCCCACGGGTCGTCGGCGGGCGGGCGACCGCCGTACTGCCCGCCGCCCTGGTTCCCGCGGTTCTGCTGGCGCTCGTAGCCATCCCCGCCGCCGCGCTGCACGCGCTTCACGGCGACCTGAGCCCAGCGAAGCTCGGGGCCGATGCCGTCCACCTGAACCTCCAGGGTGAACCGCTTGCCGCCCTCCTTGTCCTCCCAGGGGCGGTTCTCCAGGCGCCCGGTCACGATGACGCGGTCGCCCTTGCTGAGGCTCTCCGCGACGTTCTCAGCCTCTTCGCGCCAGATGTTGCAGCGGTACCAGGTCGTGTCGCCGTCGAGCCATTCGCCGGCCTGGTTCTTCTTCCGCGCGCCGACGGCGACGCTGATCGTGCAGACGGCCAGGCCGCCCGACGTGAACCGCAGCTCCGGGTCGCCGCCAAGGCTCCCGATGAAGGTGATGGTGGCCTCTCCAGCCATGACGTTCTTCCTCTCGATGGTGCTGCTTGGGCAGGACGGTCAGTGCTCCCAGGGCCGCGCTGGGGGTGGCTCCTGGTTCCGGGGCGACGTGCCCAGGGTGTTCCCCATGCTGACGCCCAGCGAGCGGGCGACGGACTGGAAGCCGGACAGCTGGGAGCGGAGGTTGTGCTGGTTCCCCTGGAGCGCCTTGACCAGCATTTTCGCCTCGCCGGCCTCGTACTGCTCGTCCGCCGACGCGAGCCAGGCCTCTGCCTCTTGCTGCTTCTGGTTCTTCGCGTCCGACTTGGCCAGCGCGAGGTTGTACTTCAGGTTGAGATCGTGCTCCGCGGCGTGCAGGCGGCCCATCTGCTGACGGAGGAACACCTCGCTGTTCTCCAGCTGCTCCAGGATGGAGACGATCTTCAGCTCCACGTCCTGGGGCGTGTAGAGCACGGTCGGGTCCAGCGCGGGCAATTTCTTCGTCAGCGGGTCCAGGGTGTGCTCGCCCTCGCGTGGGACGATGGGCACGCCGGTACCGGGCCTCGGTGCCTCGCGCCGGGCGAGATCCGTGCTTACGGTGTCCGGCTCGCCCGGCTTCGGCCCGTCGTACAGCCCGGCGCGGAATTCCTGGCCGTAATCCAGCGGCACCGCCTGAGCCTCGTCGGGCTCGTCCGGGTACCGATCGGCATCAGCTTCGTGGACGGTGATCGGCGGCGTCTCCTCGTCGACCAGCTCGCCGCCCTTGATCTCGGCAGGCACCGCAGCGATGACCTCCTCGACGACCTCGGCATCCACCGGCTCGTGCTCAACGGCGTCCTGAGTGGACTGTCCGTATACTCCGAAGGCGCCCTGCACCACGGCCTCCTTGCTCGCGTAGTCGTCCTGCACGGGCTCGCCCGCGACGCTCCGGGCCTCAGCCTCAGCCTCGACCTTGCGCCGGGCAGCGTCCACCTTCTCCTGGGCGTCACGCTTCATCCGGACCGACAGCGGCTCTTCCTCGAACTCCGGCAGCTCGTACTCGACAGCGTCGGGCGGCTCGTCTTCCATCGGGAAGCCCAGCGTCTCGCCGCACGCGCAGACGAAGCCGTCGGTGGCACTGAAGCTCGTGGAGCCCTCGTGGTCGGCGTGCTCCGGCCAGTACTCGGCGATCTTGTTGCTCGTCACTGGGCACCACCGGCGGGCATCGCGGTGTTCGGGTCGATGCCGAAGTTCCCCAGGCGCGCGCGGATGTGCTTCTCCAGCGGCAGGCCGCCAACCTCGAACCCGAGCATGCCGCGCTGGGCGGAGTAGGCGTGCACCTGGTTGATCCGCTCCACGGTCAGCTCCGGGTCGTTCAGCTGACGGCCGACCCAGTCGGAGAACTCGATGCGCTTCTCCGGCGTCAGGCTGCCCTCGGGCGCGCCGGTGGTGTCGCCGCGCTGCCCCGCCTGGCGCCGCTCGCGGGCCTCGGACTGGGCGCGCTGGTAACCCTGGCCGCCGCCGGTCGGCTGGGCGAAGTCACCGGGGCGCTCGCTGTCCGGGTCCGGGTCGTCGGTGGCGATCATGAACGCCTGGGTCAGCGCGCTCTTCATGGCCATGGTCATCGCCTTGGCCGAAGACTTGTCGCTGGAGTCCTTGCCCTCGCCGATCGAGCCGACCGTCAGCGTGGTGCCGTCGACCAGGCTCGTGAAGGTGTACTCCATCGTCAGCCACACCGAGGTCCACATGGTGTAGCCGGAGCCCTCCTTGTACGGCTTCTTGTCCTCGGACCGCTCGCGCGAGACCACGCGGGACTGGACGAACACACCGTGGTCACGGAAGGCCTGCCCCAGCGCGGCGGCGGTGTCCTCGAACCGGCGGAAGGCGTACTTCGTGCCACCACTCCGCTTGCCGTCGTCGTACTGCCCGGCCTTGGGAACGTAGGTGACTTGCTGCATGACGGCCGCGACGGCGGCGAGGATCTTGGGCGCGCTGTCGGGCGCGCTGTCCTGGGCAGGCACGGTGTGTTACTCGCTCTCGTTCGGGTTGATGATGACGCCCTTGTCGACGTAGATCTTGAGCAAGTCCTCGACGGTCGCGGGGACGGACTTCCCCGCGGCCTCGATGCTCTTGAACGCGGCCGTCTTCTGGTCGCGGGGCACGCGAAAGCGGATGCGCTCCCGGTCCTCGCCGTACTCGCGCGGCTTGATCTTGCCCACGCCCAGTTCGCGCGCCTCGTCGCTGTCGGTGCTGAGAACCTCGGTCGGGTACTCGATACCGGCGGCGGCGTCGCGCGCGGCCTGCTCGGTGGGGAAGACGGTGCCTTCCCACCGCGGCTTCTTGTGCTGGGTCACGGCGATGACCCAACCCACGATGGGCACCGCTTCGGCGGCAGCCTGGAACAGGGCGGCGCGTGCCACGCTGGCCAAGGTCTGACCCTGAAGAAGTGCCCGCTTCATGGCGGCCTCGTACACGTCCAGCTGAATCCACAGCTCGACGGACACGCGGCCGGCCTCCTCCGGGGCTGTCGTTGCGTTGTCCATACGAGCATCTTACCCCCTATGATGGGGGGTAACACAAGCCCGACACCTGGAGTGATCATGGCCAAACGGCCTGCCCCGAACTGGCGTGAACTGCGCGAACGGCTCTGGATGCGCAGCAACGGGTATTGCGAGGTCAGCGGTGTGCCGCTCGACTTCGACACCTTCGACGCGCACCACCGGCGGAACAAGCAGATGGGCGGCACGTACCGCCTGGACACCGACACCCTGGCCAACCTGATCGCGGTGGACCCGATCGTGCACAACGGCCACCGGAACTCCGTGCACCAGGCGGCCGGGTGGTCCAGGCCGCGCGGTTACCTGCTTCACGGCAACTCGGTACCCAGCGAAGAGCCGATCCTCTACAAGGGCCGTACGTGGCTGGTGCTGCATGCCGACGGCACCCACGAGGTGCTTGATATCCACGACCCTCGACTCCCATCCCCGCTCTACCCCTTCGAGAAGCGCGGACCCGGCGGCCAGTACGTCGGTTTCTGCGGGTAGGCAACGAGAAGCCCCCACTCCTCGCCGTAGGAGTGGGGGCCTCATCGTCACCATGCCTGCCCAGGCACGAGCCACCTTGTCCAGGGGGGCCGGACCCAAGTGTAAGGCTCGATCAGCTGAAAGTGCGCAGGGTAAGCGTCTGTTTCAGGCCCGACTTTGCGTCGCCTACCTCGTTGATTCCGACCATCGACGCGTAGATCGGGCCACCCATCCCGCCCGCGTCGTCGATCGTCACCACGTCCTGGAGCTGGAGCCGCGGGTCGCCGACGATGCTCGCGCTCTGGAAGTAGGGCTGAGCCTGCTTCACGTCGGCGAGCAGCGACGGCGCGAGCAGGCCGCCGATGGTCAGCGCGTCCTGGTGCCAATCATCCTGGGGCAGCGAGAGGTTCCGATCGCCGAACTGGGCCTGGCTGGCGGAGTCCATGATCGAAGCAGAGCCCGAGGAATCGGCCACCAAGATGATCCCCTTCACGTGCAGGAACGGCGTCGTGTCCTCCACCGATTCCTGCATGGTAGTCGCGGCGTCGTTGGTGATGAACACGCGCATGTGCCGCTGGTTCTGGTCGCCGGTGGACCAGCCGGCCCAGGCGTAGACGTTCACGCCGGTGCCGACCGGCGGGCAGCCGCTCGGGTCGCCGTTGTTGCCGGGCTGGTGGCCGGCGTAGCCGTCGAGCCAGAAGTCCGGCTTGTAGAAGTTCATCACGTCCTTGCAGGCGAAGGCGCCGCCGGAGATGCTGCCCTGGGTCTGGGGGTGCCAGCTCACCTGACCCACGCGGATGGACTGCACTCCGGACAGCGTGATCACGCCGGTGCGCGTGGAGTGCGCGCCGGTGAGCCACTGGCCGGGGTCGGTGGTGGCGTAGGCAACGCCGTCCTGGGCCACCTTCGTCTGGACGAAGTACGTGATCCGGTTGATGATCGAATCGAAGGTGGTCTGCGGGTTGATCTCGTCCATGTCGTCGATGCTCAGCGTCCGCACCGAAAGGCCGCCGGAGTGCTTGGCCTGGATGTTCAGCCGGTTGGCGAAGTGCATCACCCCGAACTCGTCGACGAACAGGGCGCCCATGTCCGCTGAGCTGGACGCCTTGAGCACCTCCCAGGACTCCACGCTCTGGAGGTCCGGCATCCAGTTCAGCCGCATGACCGAGGTGTCGATCTGGGCTCGCGGGTTCGCCTGGTCCTTCGGCCAGGTGACGCTGCCGGATGCGGTGTCCGGCATCCACCAGAGCTGCCAGTACTGGCACGGGCCGTTGATGGCCAGCGTGACGTAGTTGGTGTTCGTCGTGTCGAACCCGCGGGTGACCGAGGTGATGCCGCCCGACGTTCCGCCGGTGCCGCGGTTGGTGATCGTGCCGTCCACGTTCGAGAAGAGCGTGATCGAGGTCGACACGAACGAGTAGTCGACGGCGATGTAGTGCCAGCCGGTGGTGAGCCCCGACGGCGTGAAGGACCAGTTCCACATCTTGACCTGGCCGGAGTTCTGCACGTAGCCGGTGACGAGCCCGGTCTGGTGCGAAACGGACAGCGACATCAGCGCCGGCTGAGCCTCGGTAGGCGACCGCCGCTGCTCCAGGAGCACCGTCATCGAGCTGGTCTGGGCGATGGCTGAATCGATGTACACCCAGCCGCCCAGCGCGAGCTGGTTCGCGCCGTTGGTCGGCGCCGGGGCGGCCACGAGCACTGCGGCGGACGTGTGGGCGGCGCACGTATTGAACAGCCTGAGTCCGGTCGGATCGAGCCCGCGCGGCTTCAAGGCCTGCCCGTACCGACCGGGGACGTAGTTGTCGGTCGGGTAGCCCGTCGACGAGTCGGGCGCCGGCGGGGTGATGTAGGACGAGACGTTGAAGCTCGACCCGTTGTTGATCAGGTCGGCATCCTCGATTCCGATGGTCCCGATCTCCGGCAGGAAGCCGTGGCACAGCGGCCAGCTCAGCACCGCGTTCGCGTGCGGCGCCGGGCCCTCGTAGACGCCGGAGCTACGGAGCGTGTACTCCAGCACCCACGACAGCGGCAGCGTGCCGCGGTCGACGCTGATGCCGTACTTCGGCCCGGCGCCCTGGGCCCACACGGGCAGCGTGACCGGGTTGGTCAGGATGCCGGACAGGTCGGTGCACGTCACGACCACGTTGCCGTCCTTGCGGCTGGGCAGCGCGCCCTGGATGAAGCCGGTGAAGCGCCGGATCGCCGTGGTTCCGGTGGACGTTTTGACGAGCAGGTTCAGGTACATCGGGGTGCCGACGGCGCCGATGGTGCCCGGCCAGAATCCGGAGTAGGGCGAGAACATCCGCCACACCGGCGTGCCGTCGGCCACGACGCCCTCCAGGGTGATCTGGAGCTGGGCTCCGGAGTACCCCTCGGTCACTTCGAGCTTGTCGGGGAACGCGCCGGTCAGCTGCCGGTCGATCGTGTACGACGAGTAGTTGTCGGACAGGTCGTTGTTGGCGTAGCTGTAGCTGCCGTCGCGCTGCCAGTCGAACCTCAGCTCCACGCCGAAGTACCGCTTCTGGCCGGGCGCGAGCGCGTCGGCCAGCGCGAGCGAGGTGGGCGACCCGTCGTTGAATTGCATGGTGCCTCCGGCGTCAGGCTTCGAGCAGGGCCAGCGAGCCGGACGTGCGGGTGCCCAGGTACTCGCTGTGCTGGGGGAAGTCGTTCACGATGACCTTCGGCACGCCGGTCCCGAGGACCCAGGCCCGCGGCGTATCCGTGGTGGCGCGCTGCCCCTCCAGCTGGCAGGCCAGCACCACCGTGGTTCCGGCGGCCGTCAGGTTGAAGGTCGGCATGACGGCCTGGACGGTGCCGTTGGTGGGCACGGTGTAGCGGATGTACTTCCGGGTGGCGTCCGTCGGGTCGGTGAGCACGGTGACCGTGACCGTGACGGGGCTGCTCGCCGGCGTGGCGTAGGTCAGGATGCCGGGCGTGGCGGAGCCGGAGATCAAGTAGAAGCTGAATATCACCGTCTCGCCGGGGATCACCGGGATCACCGTCTTGCCGCACGCCGTCGCGCCCGCCGCCGTCGCCACCCACTTCGCGGCGAAGGACGGCCCCGGCGTCGTCTCGGTAGTGGTGGTCACGTCGACTCGCTGGCTCGTGAGCATCAGCTTCGTATTCGCCTGGGCGGAGACGACGCCGTTCGGCGCCACGAACGGCACGGTGCGCGCGTAGCTCGACATCGTGTCGGCGACCGCCGCGTGCAGCATGTTCATCCGCCGCGGGTCGCGCAGGAAGTACGGCCCCGCGATCGAGCCGCGGTACAGCATCTCGAACCAGCTCAGCGCCCGTCGGTCCATGCCGTCCAGCGGGATGTTGAACGAGCGCTTCCAGCCGAACACGTCCTTCGTGTGCATCCCGGACAGCGGCTCCTGGAGCGCGCCGAACTCCACCATGCCGGAGTCGAAACCGTCCGCGCCCACGTCCATCGCCATCAGCCGTCCGTACGGTCCGACGTAGATCAGGCCCATGGCTTCACCTCCTGGAGTTGCTCTTGTTGACCCTATTCACCGCGCTGGCGGTTTCCTGGGCCGACACGACCACCTGGACGCCGGTGAGCGCGTCGGCGAGCGCGGCGCCCAGGTCGCCCTGCCCGGCCATCACGCCGGCAAGCCGGTTCGTGGCGTCGGCCTGAGCCTGCCCGGCGACCGCGGCCTTCTGGGTGAAGTCGGGCACCGACGGGATGATCGGCGCGCCCACGCCGGGTGTGGTGATGTTCATGGCGTCGCTGACGGCGGCGGCCATCCGCGCGGCCTCGCCGACCGCCGCGCCCGTCTTCAGCTTGATGCCGTCGGCGAGCGCCTGGACGATCGACATACCGGAGTAGAGCGTCCAGCCGCGCCCGGAGAACGGACCCTCCTTCGCCGGCGAGAAGGGGAGCAGTGATCGGACCTTCCCGAGGATGTCCTTCACGACGCCGCCCAGCGCTCCGGCGGCGGCCTTGATGCCGTCGATGAGCCCCTGAATGATCGCCTTGCCCGCGCGGAAGAGCACGCCACCCAGGTCGCCCAGGGCCCCCAGGATTTTGCCGGGGATGCCCTTCACCCAGTTGATCAGGTTGACGGCGCCCTCCGCGGTCGCCTGCACGGCGGAGTTCCAGGTCCGGTTGAAGAAGTCGCGGATGTTGGAGATCAAGTTTCCGATGGCGGTGATGGCGCGGCCGGGGAGGTTGCGGAAGAAGTCGACGACGGCCACGACGCCTTCGGCCACGGCAGTCTTGGCGCTGTTCCAGGTGTTGACGAAGAAGTCGCGCAGGCCCGTCGCGAGCGACTGGATGCCGGCCCAGATCTTGCCGGGGAGCGAGGCGAAGAAGCTGCCGACCGCGTCGACACCGTTGATCACCGCCGTCTTCGCGGCTTCCCAGGCGTTCACGAAGAAGTCGCGGAGCCCGGTCGCGAGAGTCTGAAGGGCATCCCAGATTCGTCCCGGCAGGGCGTGGAAGAAGTTCACCACGGCTTCGATGCCCTGGGTGGTGACCTGCACACCCCACTTGAACGCGGCCACGAGCGCGTCGCCGATGATCTGGACCAGCTTGCCCAGCGCGAAGAAGATCTGGATGGGCAGCGCGATCATCTCGGCGATGACCCACTCGACGCCCTGGACGGTGGCCTGGAGCATGAACTTCGCGGCCTTCAGGAAAGCGTCCCACACGATCCCCGGCAACTTGGCCAGGAAGTTTCCGATCTTGCCCGGTAGGGACTCGACGAAGCTCAAGGCGGCGTTGAACCCGTCCTTGATCTTGCTGCCCAGGTTGACGAAGAAGTCGCCGACGGAGCCCGCCGCGGACGCGATGCCCGATCCGATGCCCTTGAAGAAGTCGACGATCTTCGTGATGACGCCCTGGAAGAAGGACGCGATGTTGTTCCAGATCGCCGTCACGTTCGTCTTGAAGTCGGTGAAGAAGTTCACCACGCCGGTGACGACCTTCTGGACGATGCCCAGGAAACCGACCAGGGCCGGCACGACCTTCCCGAGGATCACCGCGGCCGTCTGGATCATCGGCGTTTCGGTGGCGGCCCACAGCTTGATCAACGGCGGCAGGATCGTAGTGATCAGCTGCACGAGCGGCGGTACGAGCGGCAAGATCGCGGGCAGCAAGCTGAGGAAGGCACTCGCCACCTGGACGACGCTGTCGACCAGGGTCGGAATCTGCGGGATGATCAACCCCAGGGCCTGGACCAGCGTGCCCGACAGCGAGTCGAGCACCGGCGTCAGCGCGGTGAACAGCTTGCCGAAGGCGTCGGCCAGCTTCGGCAGCACCGGCGCGAGCTGGGCGCCCAGGCCCTCGACGAGCTTCGTCACCGGCGGCGCCAGCGTCTCGATCGCCTTGCCCAGCACCCCGCCGATCAGGCCGGCCAGCTTGCCGACGATCGGCAGGAGCGCCGTGATTACCGGTGCCAGCGCGGTCAGGGCGCGGCCGAAGCCGTCGGCGAAGGCCTTGATCCCCGGCATGGCCGCGGTGAGCCCGTCCCCGACCGCCTTGACGATCGTGGCCAGCGGGCCCTGGAGGCTGGCGCCGAGCTGGGCGAGGATGCCGATGATCGGCTGGATCACGGACCCGAGGGCCTTGATCACCTGGGACAGGCCGGTGATGATCGCCTGCACCTGGCCGGACGCTGCGATCTGGGCGAAAGCGTCGCCGACCGACTTGAGCAGCGAGCCGAACGCGTCCCCGAGCTGCCTCAGCTGGGGCGCGACCGCGGCGCCCAGGTTGAGGAAGCCCTGGACGAAGGCGTTGATTCCGGGCTGCATGCCCTGGATGAAGCTGGCCGTCTGATTGAACAAGTCGCGGATCTTCGCGAGGTTCCCGCTCTGGGTGACCAGGTTCGTGATCTGGGTGACGGTGCCGCCCAGCGCGGTCGCCATCCCCTGGAGCCCGGTCGTGGCCGCGCCGAACAACGCCGGCAGCTTCGCCACCGCGGGCGCGAGGGCGTGTTCGAAGCTCGCGGAGACCTTCGTCTTCAGGCTGTCCACTGCGGGACCCAGCGGCTGGAACGCCTTCTTGATGCCGTCGAGCCCGAGCAGGATAGCGCCGAGGGCGACGCCGCCGACCGCGGCCAGCGCGGGCAGCGCGGTGATGAGGCCGCCGATGGGCGCGGCGATCGCGGCGATGCCGCCGCCCATCAACGTCGCCTTGCTTGTGAGCACGTCCATCACACCGGAGCCGGCTGACCCCATCGCGGAGAATTGCTTCTGGATCAACGACATCGGCGACTTGGCCACGTTGTCGATCAGCTTGCCGAAGAAGGACGTGTCCGTGCCCAGCTTCCGGAGCTTCGTGGACAGCGTCGTGCCCTCGTCGCCGGAGTCCTTCGTCCTCTTGCGGAAGATGTCCAGGGAGCCGCTGACCGAAGAGAGGACTTTCGAGCTGTCCACAAGCGACTTGAACCAGCTCTTTTGCTGGACCTCGCCGTCCTTTTGAACCTTGGTCAGCTGGCCGTGCGCCGTCGCGAGCTTCTGAGTTGCGATGGTCACCTTGTCGGCGACCACCGACTCCTCCGCGCGGGCCTTGGTCAGGTTCCGCTCTGCCGCGCTGATCTCGTTGGTGCTGGCCGTGCCACTCCGACGGAGGTTTTCGAGCTTGGCCTCCGTCTCGATGGTGCCGCGGTGGGCCGCGTTCAGAGCATCCTCGGAGTTGATCAGGTCAAGCTCTGCCTTGCGGAGGTTCTGAGTCATCTTGACCAGGGGATCAGTGTCGATCTTCACGCCCTTGAGCGCGTCGTTCAGGTCCCGGTTGATCGACTTCTTCAGGTCGTCGGCCAGCGCGTCGATCCGAACGGACGCTTCACCAATCAGCACCGGCCGGCCTCCTACCCGTTCAGCAACCCGCCCCCCAGCGCTTGCTGCTCAGGCGTGATGCCCCAGGTCTCCCTGGCCGCCGTCGGATCGATCTGGGCATCAACGGCCGTGAGCGCATCCTCGACCTTTTTGATGTCCTCGACCGGAGTCTCCAGCATGATGACGAACAGCGCGTCCAACCAGCCGGAAAGCGGTGTCCGTGGACCGCGGCCGTCGAGCCCCGCCAAGCCGGCCATGGCCAGGCGCCCGTTGGTGTACCGGTCGTGGAAGGTGGACTGGGCGATGGTCAGCAGACCTACCGCCCGGTGGTAGGGCGCCCGCCGCTCACCTTGAACAGGTCCTGCATGACCTGGACGACGGTGTTGATCTGGATCTTCGCCGTCTCGTCCTCGAACATCAGCTTGTGCAGCCGTCGGCGCGACGACCCGGCTTCGAAGGCCTCGAACTTCCCTCGCTCGCCGATCGGACGGATCGAGCCGTCCGGCGCCCGGAAGTTCGCCGGTTCGAGCAGCTGCTCCTCGTCCTCATCCTCGGTGCCGATCACCAGCGTGGTCCCGGGCTCGATGCGCTTCGGCACCCGCGGCAGCTCATGGAACTCCCACGACAGCGGAACGCCATCGTTGTTCTTGATCATGCGCGGGAGGATGTCCCGGAGCACGAGAAGGAGCTTCGAGCCGTCGTCGGAGTTCGCGGCCACCGCGAACCGCGTGAAGTCGGACGAGGACGGGTCGGGATGGCCGACGAAGTCGTGCTCCCGAATCTCGCGCTCACCGGCGTCGTCCTCGTGCACCACGCGCAGGGAGAAGGGGACTTCGGGGATCTCGGGAACCGTGTCGGGTCCGTACGTCTTGGGCATGAGGACGCTCCAGGTCATTCGTAGGAAACTGATCAGCAGAAACAGCGAGAGTGCGCCCGCCAGGCCCGCGGCGACGGACACGAGAAGGCGATCCATCATCTGGCCGCCTGGGTGATGGAGTCGCGGACGAAGTTGTTCGCGCGCGTGCCCGGGTGGCGGACCTCGCGGGCGAACCGGACAGCGCCGCCGGACATGAAGCGCAGGGCGGCATTCGGACGGTCCGCCCGCGCGCGGATGACGTGCGCCGGCGTGCCGTACAGGATGTACCCGAGGTAGTCGGTTTGGCCCTGCCTGCCCATGATCACGTCCACGTACGGGCGCCATCCGTTGTTGCCCTCGTTCTTGCGCGAGGTGGCCGCGAGACGGCCGGTCCGCCGCGGAACCCGGCGGAGCTGGTACTGCTGCACGTTGTTCGCCCGTCGACGAAGGTCGCGCTTGATCGGCCCGTTCGGGTCGTTGACGAATCGGGCGAACTCGCCGTCGTTGACGCCGCCGTGCACCGACTTGATCACCAGCTGGGCCACTACAGCACCACCGGATCAGGCAGCGCGAGCAACGCCTCCACCGAGTAGGCGATGGACGCCTCGATGGCGTAGAAGGCGCCCGTCGGACCCAGCGGGGCGACCGGTCCCACGTCGACGGGGACGTTCTTCGGCGCCCAGTCCGGCGGGTTGCTGCCGACGTTCACCAGCGCCTGGGAGAGCAGCGCCATGTCCACGAGCATCTGGCGCCCGGCGGCGTCGGTCTCTTCGTTGCTCGGGTAGCCCGCGGCGGTGCACGAGCCTGCGCACCGCACGATCTGGATCATGTAGCTGACCGCGCGGTAGGTCATCACCGACGCCGGAGTACCGACCCGCGGCCGGAGTGCCGTCGTTCCGGTGCCGCCCGCGGCGTCGATGATGCCGCCGGTGCCGACGCTGAACTGTTCGCAGTCCCAGGCATCCAGGGACAGCTGGCCGGGCGCGATGCGGCGGGCTGCCGGAAGCGCGACGTTGTTCGCCGTGAAGTGGTCGGTAACGTAGGCCGCGATGTTCTCCGCGTACGAAACGAGATCCGGCCCCGTCTTCGGCAGCACATCGGGGTTCACCGCCGCGCCACCTTCGCCCGCGCGGCCTCCATCTCCGCCGCGGTGGGCGTGCGGCGCGGCCGACGACCCTTGCGCGCCGGGCGCTTCTCCTCCACGGCGGCGGGCTTAGGCGGAGTGGGCTCCACGACGGGCGCGGGCGGCGGGGTGGTGTCTTCGTCCGGCGGCGGCTCCGCGTGACCGGAGAAGGGATCGTGCGGCCTGATCAGCGTCATGCCGGACATCGTAGCCGGATCTTGCCCCCTTAAGCAGGGGGACCGATCCGTGTACCGGTCGGCATGTCCGGCGTCCACACGGCCGCGCGCATGGTCCGCCGGCCGCCGCCCTTGAGCGTGGGATTCACCGACTCGATCCAGGTGTCCACCGCAGGGACGCCAGTACGGCGTTCCTTCAGATACACCGACGGGTCCAGGGTGATCGAGATTCCCTGGCGCACCACCTGGGTGGCGTTCTGCGGGATCGCGCACTGCTCACCGCACCAGGACTTCACCAGCTCGATTGCCAGCGTCACGCACGCGACAATCCCGCCCATCGGCGGGTTGTCGCCCTTGGTGTAGGTGATGGTGGTCGGGCCGGTCACGCCGCACACCGACCAGGCCTTGCCGTCGACCCGCTCCAGCCAGCCGGACTTGCTCAGCCGGTATGCCGACGGATCGATCACCGTGGCGTCGCCCAGCACCACGGACGTGATGGCCGTGGTGTCCACCTCCAGCTGGACGGCGGTCGGGGATGGGTGGCCGCCGCGCCACGCCGAGCTGTAGCCCCACGAGTCGTAGATCGAGCCGCCCCACGAGCCCCCGAGCCGGTACCAGCACCCGCACGTCCACGCGGCCGGCCACAGCGCGGAGCCGATGTTCGACGGCCTGGAGCGAAGGATCATCCGGTCGGTGCAGCCCTCGCCGCGCCACTGCCGCCCGGTCAGCTCGTAGAGCTGCTCCGCGGCCATGCGCAGGATCGTCACCCACTGGTCATCGCTGGCCTTCGCCCGGAACGTCTCCGGGATGTTGCTCGGAGACGCCCACGGCCCGCACAGGATGGTGCTGGCCTGTGCGGGCGGGACATCGGGGATCGGGAGCGGCTGGCTCACGTCTGGGCGATCACCGGGACGAAGCCGGCGTCCATGTTCGGCAGCGTCGCCTCGCGGACGTACTGCCAGACGCGATCCGACGGGTAGGTGAAGTCGTCGTTCGGGCCACTGCCCCAGCCCGAGTTCTGGACCGAGTAGCCGTCGAACTCGGGCAGCATCGCGGAGTCGCCGCCCAGGACCCACGAGCCCGACGGGATCAGGAACGTCTTCGGCAGCACCCAGTGGAAGTACGGCAGCGTGCCGGCCATCGAGCTGCCGATGATGGCGCGCGTCCAGAACTCCAGGCTGACGCCGTTCGGGGTCTCCTCCACGCCGGTCTGCGGAGCCCGGTACCCAATCTGGTTCGGGATGGTGGCGGAGTCCGAGATGGTGTCACCGCCGATCAGGAACTGGAGCAGGTTCGGGTCCGGCGTGCAGACCTGGAGCCCGGCGATGGAACCGCGCTTCAGGGTGTAGGGCGCCTGGTAGTTGACGCACGCCACGCCGGTGCCGTTGAGCTGGGTGACCTGCTTGGCGTCCTCGTACTCCAGGCCGACCTCAACCTTCACCAGGGCGTCGCTGACGTAGCTGTTCTGGGCGCCCACGATGGGCAGCCCAGCCGCGTCGAGCTTCGTAGCGCGAAGGCCAAGCGCGAACAGCGTGCCCGCACCGTCATAAGCCATGATCGTTTCTCCTCACGGTTCCGGGAACTGGATCGCGTAGTGGCAGCAGGGATCGAACGCCACGCCGAACATGCGGTCCGCCCACAAGGTCCGGAGATTGGTACGGCGGTCGACCGTGACCGCGTCGTCATCCGGGGTGGGTACCACCGGGGACAGCCGCGCGAGCACGGGCCCGGTCGCATACGCCCAGTTCCCCGCTCGGGGTGCGGGCGCGACGCCGGGAGTAGTGGTGGCCACCGTGACGCCAGGCGTGACGCCGCCCGTCAGTGAGCTGGTGGCCGTCATCTGGGGCACGTTGCCCAGCGTGGACGGGAAGGTCACCGTGTACGGGCCGGTTCCGGTGACGGTGACGCCGCCCAGGCCGGACAGCGCGCGCAGGGCCGCCTGGACCACCGAAGCGGCCGCGTTGAAGGCGATAGCGGCCGTGGTTCCCGCTCCCGCAATCGGCACGGTCAGGGTGAAGGTTCCGCCCGTCGGAGCGCCGCCGATGGTGACCGTCTGGACTTCGGCGGTGCCGCCGTCGAGCGGGCCCAGCCCGGAGTAGCCGGCGTCGGCCACCACGATCGCATCGGTGAAGGTGCGGATCTCGTTGCCCGCGCGGAGCAGCTGGGCGGCCACCTGGGTTGCGTACCGGATCGGCACGTGCAGGATGACCTGCTGCCCCTTGGTCTGCTCGCGTGCCGACTGCTCCAGGTAGCCCAGGGCGTCGAGCGCGGACGTGGCACCGGTGAGTACCGTGGCGTTGCCGTCGGAGAGGTACGGGTTCATGGTGCTGCCGTCGAGCGCCGGGGTCGGGAACGGATCGGCCACCGTACCGGCGCCGGTCCACAGCTCGCGGGCCACGGCGTACGAGGCGACCGCCTGGGCCTGCCGGAGCAGCCGCGCCAGGTGCTGATCCCGTCCGAGCTGGCCGGTGGAGCACACGTCCTTCAGCCGGTACGCCGACGGCTGCACGTAGACCGGAGCGCTCAGCGTGCCGTCTGTGTCGCCCGGGTCCGCGCAGGCCGCGAACACCTGGAGCTGAGGGCACGTCTCGCCGGCGAAGGCGAACCCGTTGGCCCACCGGTCGTCGGGGCTCGCGGGCGGGACCGCGGTCGCGAGCAGGTTCGCGGAGGTTTGCGCCGCAGCGTGAGGCGCGTCTACCGGCTGGTAGTACACGTGGCGCTCCTTTCAGCGGATGGCCGGGCCAGGATGAACCGGAGGGCCCCCGTCGGGGTGGGGAGCCCTCCGGCGGTCATCAGCTGGCAGCGTCCGTCCAGCCGCCGGCGGGAACGGCCTTGGTGCCGGCCGCGGACCCGTCCGGTCGGAGCGGCAGCACGATTCGCAGCGACTCCTTGCCCTCGAAGGCCACGCCCTCGAAGGTCTCGATGAACGTCTGATAGCGGTTCCGCTTGTTCAGCTCGGAATCCCGGACCAGACCCAGGTCCAGCGTGCCGCCGTCGAGGAACAGCCAGTCGCCCTCGACGAACAGCAAGCTGTCGACGTTGGCGGGGTAGGCCGGGACCACGGCGCCCGCAGTGCTGTCGGCGTACCACTGCTGGGCGATCGAGACGCCGTTCACGGTGGCGGCGTTCAGGCCGTCCAGGTGCCAGGTGACGTTCACGTTCCGGGTGGAGAACCAGGCCTCGATCTGGGCCTGAGCGATGGCGAACAGCTCCGCCGGCGAGCCCATCGTCATGCGGCGCGCGAGGTCGGTGCGGAGCAGGTTAACGACCCACTGGGGCATGATCGTCCGCAGGGCCACCGAGTCGTTGAGACGGTGCCGCGAGCGGTAGTAGGCGATCACCCGGTCGTAGGTGGTGAGCAGGTCGGCCACCGCGGAGATGACACCGCCGAGGCCCTTGAGCACCTTCGAGCCCGCGTTCAGCTGGGTGAGCAGCTGGTTCTCCGCGAAGCGGGACCACGCGATCTGTGCAGCCTGGGTGGTCGCGCTGACCCACTCGGTGTCGAACCGCGCGGTCATGTTCGGGAACTCCAGGCACATGTACGTGGAGTAGATCGACGCTTCGAGCACGCCGGGGCAGTCCACCACATAGCACGACTTGTACACGTTGGTGTCCGGGTCGGCCGGCGGAATCACGATCGCCTGGTCGTTCGCCTGGGTCCAGATGCCCAGCCCGGTCGACATGCTCAGCGCGTCGAAAGGCGCTCGATACTGGATGACGCCGCGATCGGTGCGGAACGCGTTCAGCGCGCCCTTCACCGGGCGGTCGGTGACACCCAACACGCGGATGTCGTACTTGACCTCCGGCGGCAGGCAGAGCCCACCGGCGGCCACGATGGCTTCCGGGTCGGTGGCCGCCGCGATGCGCTTGGTGTTCAGCGACGGGTCGGACCCGAGGACGCGCTCCGCCGGGTAGGCGAACTCGACGCGGGCAACTTCCTGGCGTCCGCTGCCGCCAGCCGCGTTGATCTTGGTGGCGAAGGCCTCCAGGAAGGTCTCGTCCGTCAGCGGGGTGCCCGCTTCCATGCCCGGCACGCCGCCGCGAACCACCGTCTTGGTGTTCACGAACTGGGCCGCCGCCGCGGTCGCCTCGGGGGACTTGTCGCCGTTCAGCTTGCCCAGACCGGCCGACGCGGTGCGCGACTTCGCCGGGGCCTTCTTGGTGGCGGGCTTCGCGTCGTCGTCGGCGGGCTCGCCTTCCTTGGCCAGGTCGTCGGCGGTCGGCACGGCGCCCTCGTTCTCCGGGGCGTCCGGGCCCGGCACGTTGTCGCGGGACGGGTCGTGCACACCGTCCAGCTCCGCGAGCGCGGCCTGCTGATCCGCGGCCAGCTGGCGATTCGCCACGATCTGGGCGGACAGCGCCTTGGCGTTGTCGCGAGCCGCGGTCAGTGCGGCCACGTTCTCCGCGCTGGGAGCGTTGGTGGCCAGCTCCACGCCGTTCGAACGGACAGCCTCCAGGGCGGCCGAAAGGTCCGTTTCGCTGGCGTTCGCAAGATCCGCGAGGATCTCCGCAATGCGCTTCGGGTCCACGTTCGGCCCCTTCCATCTCGTCTCGGTGACGGGGGCCGTCCGGTGCTTAGAGCGCCAGCGCGAGGGGCTTGGAGCCGAAACGCGCAAGTGCCCCGTCTTCGCCGGAGCGTAGACGGGGCACTTGATCGAACGCGCGCTATCTGCGGACGGTGATCCGTGGATTGCGGATGTACTCCGGCGGCCGGAGCGCGTGCACGGCCGCGCGGATCGTTTCGCGACGCTGAGGCAGCGCGAGGGCGATGAACGCCCAGGGGAGCACGAAGGCCAAAGCGCCAAAGGCGAGGCAGCCCCAGATCATCACGGCCATCAGCCAGAACGAGGCCTTCAGGATCACGGCCATCAGGCGGTAGAAGGCGTACCCGAAGGCGAGGGCTATGAAGATCATCGGGGGTACTCCGAGTTGATCCACTCGAAGGCCGCGCCGCCGGGAAAGACGGAGTTGAAGTCCTCGCGGAACAGCTCCATGAGCGACCCCGGGAGGTCGTACCGGTTCACCTCGATGGTGGCACCCAGGGAGCCGTCCTTCTTGATGTTGTTCGCGGTGACGAACGCGGGACGGCCCTCGCTCCAGGGCGAGCCGTTCAAGGAGTGGTACTCCACGGTCAGCGTGCAGGCCTGAACCTCGTTGGGTGACCTGCGCGTCTTCCTGAACGTTTCAGCATCCGCGATCTCGAACAGCGCGATGACGGTCTCCCGGGTGCTCTCCTTGTGGTCCTTCACCTCGAAGGTCTCCGCGCCGTACGCGGTCTCCGCGGTGTTGACCGTGGTGTAGCGGTGTCCGGCGATCTTGATGGTGGCCACGGCGAGCCGCCTTCCTTGTTTGGTGCGGGCCCCGCCGTCCGGCCTGACGGCATCCTGGCGGCGGGGCGCCCGCGGTGCGATAAGGGGCCAACCGGTTGGCCGCCCCCGAAGATCAGTGGGTTCGGGAGGCCAGCTCGACCTTGAGGTCCCGGAGCGCGGCGCGCCCCCGGCCCGCAACGCGGGAGAACCCGTCCCAGCGCGCCCGCTCCGCGTAGAGGTCAACCCAGTAGATCGCGGTCTCCAGGTGGGAGACAGTGAGGCTGGCGTACTTGGTGGCGGTCTGCATGGTGGCCTCCGTGGCGTCCTCGACTTGGTGTTAAAACCAATGTATCCCCCCATAATGGGGGGATACAAGGAGTCTCACCCGGTTGGGGGAGTCGGCGGGTCGGATCGACCCTGGCCGGCCAGCGGGATGACCTCCCACTGGCCGTGCCCCTTCCAGCCGCGCGACCGCCGGAGCGCCTGCATCTCCGCCGTCTCCTGGTTCTTGTAGACGTTCCACCAGTGCCACGGGCCCGGCGTGACTGCGCGAAACTCGTCGGGACACCAGGCGTGCGCCAGGGAGACGGTGCCGTGGCCGTTGCCCTCGGAGCCCGCCATCAGCTCGTCTTCGCGGCGTGGCTGAAGGCCTCTTCGATCGGGCCCCAGTCCGTGATGACCAGATAGCCGGACTGGTCGACGTGGCCGATGCCGAGACGCTTCAGGGAAAGAACCAACCCGCGGTAAGCCGACCTCATCGTGCGACCCGAGCTAAACCGGTCGCGCATCGCGCTACGGATCATGGTCACCGGGATGCCCGTGTGGTCCACCGACTCGTCGTCGCGAAGCTGCATCAGGATCCGAACGGACGGCCACCACAGCTTTACGTTCTCGCTGGCCATCAGAACTTCTTCCCACCGTCGGCGAGCCGGGCCTCGTCGGTGTGGTCGCGCCGATAGGCGTTGTAGACCATCTTCTCTTCGAAGGCACCCTGAAGATCAAGGCCGAATCCGCCGGCGTAGTCGAACACGCGGATCAGGAGGTCCACCAGCTCAACCTCCTCCGCCGACCGATGCGGAAGGTGGGCGTCCGGCAGGCCCTTTCGGATGCCCTCCAGTGCCTCCGACAGCTCGGAGTGCATGAGCGCGATCAGCTCCGCCTTGTTGCGCTCGATCGGCTCGCCGGTCGCAGGGTCCCGCCACCAGCGCAGGTTCACGCCGTGTGCCGTCGTGGCGAAGGCGTTGAGCCCGAAGCTGGTCCGCTCCGCGACGACCTCGACGCCGTCCAGCCCGGACCCGTCGGCGGGGTTGACCCGCGGGTAGTGCGTCACTTGACCACCTCCGCCTTGCGCTCCTCGATCCGCTTGGCGGCGATCTCTTCGAGCCGGCGCGCCCAGGTGATGATCTGCTCCAGCTCGCCGATGTCCAGGCTCACCACGGCGGCCTGCTCCATGACCGCGTCGCCTTCGCTGACGGCCTGGAGCCCCCCAAGCGCGTTGGCCGTCAGCCAGTCGAATCCCAGGTACGGGTATCCCGCCATCAGCTCCCACCACCCATCGGGACCCAGTCGCTGGGCCGGGTCCGCACGCCGATGTCGCAGGTTTCGGCCAGGAACTGAGCGGCCTCCGAAAGCTCTTCCAGCTCGGGAACGCTCAGCTTGTGCAGCACGTCCGAAAAGGCCAAGCCGTTGCCCTCGACAACCGCGGTCAGGGCTTCGCCCGCGTGCTCGATCACGGGCCCGGAAGCCGGGTTCGGGTATCCCACGTCAACGCTCCTTTGCCAGCTCGCGGAGCCGGTCCGCGAGGTCTTCCAGGGTCAATGCGACGCCGGACAGCTCGCTTGCCGTCCATCCGTCGAAAAGCTCCGCGGCGCGGCCCAGGCTTCCATCGTGTGCGGCCGTGACCGCGAGCCCGAACGTCGTCGCGAGCTGTCCGAGTTCGGCCATCAGCGGCCACCGCCCAGCGGAATCCACGAGCTGTCGATCTCGGTCAGCTCCGTCTCGGCACCGTCGAGCGGGCGCCAGACGTACAGGCCCGGGTCGCCGCCGCCGTCGTGGTCCATCGTGTAGGCCAGCTCGGTCCGGTCGGGACTGATGAACACCCCGGTGATCTCCACGTCAGCCCTCCTTCACGATCATGACGGCCTCGTCGGGGGTGAGCGTCCAGGCGAAGCTCGGTTCCGACGCGCCGACGATGTAGACCAGGCCGCCTTCGGATGCCACCTCCAGAACGTGCTCTCCGATGTGCGCGTTGGCCATCGCGAACGGCTGGAAGGCGCCCGCCGCAAGCTGGTCACCCTGGCGAACTTCGTCAGCGCGGACTTCCTCTACCCGCGGGTTGATCTTTCCGAGCAACTTCACGATCGGCTCTCCTTTGCGAGCGCGCGGACATTCAGGCGGTCGGCCATCTCCTGGGCCATGTCGCGGTGCTCCGGGCGGAACATCGCAGCGATGAACGTCATCGGCTGGTTGACGACCATGAACCAGCCGTCCCCGCCCTGCACGGGGATCACCTCGAATCGATCCATGTCACTCCTCTCGGTTGTGGCTCACGCGACCGCGCGGGCCAAGTTCAGGTGGGCGATCAGCTGCTCGCCGACGTACCGGGCGTACCGCGGCGGAATGGACTCGTTCATGCCCTTCTGGGTCATCCAGTCGATCCCGAGCAGCGCCTTGGCCTCTTCGTTGCTGGCCTTGTTCCCGTGGCCGTCACGCGAGCCGTCCGAACGACGCTTCTCGCGGTAGGCGCCCCCCCCGTGGACGTTGATCGTGGCGCGCCACTCGACGCCGGTGCGCTTGCGGCACGAGTCGTCGACGAGCGGCTCCAGCTCGAAGCCGCCGCCGGACTCGAACAGCCGGTGTCGCTTGAGCAGGAGCCCGTCCACGATCGGCGCCGGGTCGAACATCGAACCGCACAGCATGATCGGGTCGATCAGCTCAGCCTCGGGGTTGTCCGGGCGCGCCTCGACGTTTTCGATCACGTACGGCAGGCCGGACGCGAGCAGCTTCCGGCGGAACGGCGGCACCAGCTCGGGGTAGTCGCGGCGGGTGCGCTTCTGGAGCGGGGAGCGGGATTGGCACGGCGGCGAGCCGACGACGGCCCAGGGTTTGTAGGCCTCGATCAGCGCCTCGAAGTCGTCGAGCGCGTCGGCCTGGACGAACTCGAACGGGAAGAGCGGCTGAGGGTCCTTGTCCACGCCGACGACACAGAACCCGGCCTGGTCGTAGCCGTAGCTGGAGCCGCCCTGGCAGCTGAAGAAGTCGATCAGCACGGGGCGTCCGCATCGGACACAGAATGATCCGGGCACGCGATCACCTTCGGGTAGGAGTGCGGCGGGGCGCGGCCGGTGATGGCCGCGCCCCGGTGGGTCAGAGGATCACGGAGGCGATCAGGGAGCTGGTCGCGGCCTCGACCCGGCGGAGCGACATCTCCGCGCGCAGGGCCCACACGGCGGCGGAAACCTTGTCGCTCGCGCTGCCGGACTTCGGCCAGCTGTCTTCCATCCGCTGGAGGCGCTCGAAGGGCTCGTCCGCGAACAGCTTGGCGGCCTCGATACCCGGCGTCGGCAGGCCGTAGGCCAGCGCGTGCTGCCACTCGCCCCGGCGGCCCAGCTCGCACGTCACCTGAGCGGCGCTGGCCAGGTCCATGTCCTCGTGGGCGACGTACTGGGCAGCGGCCTTGCGAAGCTCGATCAGCGTCGAGTTCTGGAGGTTCTCCGCCATGTCGGTCCGGTGCTGGACCTCTTCGCGGGTGAGGGGCTGGATCATCTGCATGGTGAGCCTCTTTCGATCGGTGTCATGCCAATCTATCCCCCCAAGATGGGGGGAGTCAAGCTCACACTCCGGCGGACTCGTTCAGGGCGTCGCGGGCGATGACCGACACGCCGCGGTGCAGCCGCTTCAGAGCGAAGGTCAGCGCGGTGATCAACCCGGAGACGTAGTCCTCGGAGATCTCGCTGCCGCCGACGGCGCCGTGGTCGTTGATCCGGTACTCCATGCCGCTCCGGCGGACCCCCGCGTACCAGAGCGCCACGCCGTCCGTGCGGCTCGCGGAGAGGCTGAACCCCCAGCCGGTGCGCTGGACCTCCAGGAAGGTGTTGCCCTCCCAGCCGTAGTGATGCCAGGTGCCGACCGCCATCCGGCTGATGATGATGGGCAGGTCGCGCTCTGCCGGCCGGTCGAATTCGAAGTTCATAGGGCCGATCTTACCCCCCATCTTGGGGGGAGACAAGAGAAAACCCGCCGTGTGCTCGCACGACGGGCTTTTCTTTGCGCTTCTGCGGAAGCTACCGCTGATGCGGTCCACTCAGGATAGCCGCGCCACCCTCGTTCTCCCACGCCGACACGGCGTCGAGGTGCTGCTCCATCGCGAGGAACACGCGGTCCGCGAGGTCGACCGGCGGATCGTCGATCACAGCGCCGATCCGCTCATGCGTCCCTGCATCGCCAGCTCCGTCGCCAGTTCCTTCAGCTCTCGCCAGGCGACCTCGTTGGAGAGGATGGCGATGGCAGCCGACCGGGCCTCGCCGTCGTCGTAGACGAATTCGTGCTCGTCGCAGAAGTTCTTGTAGGCCTCCCGGTCGTAGGCGTCGCTGCCGACCACCGCGGGCAGGCCCACCTCCGCCGTCCACAGGTTCTCTGCCTCGATGCCGGCCACGTAGACCTGGAGCAGGCCGCGAGCCTGGTCGTCGCCCTGGGCGCCGCCCTCCTTGATCTCGCAGTAGCCGTCCGGGCTCCAGAACTGTCGGATGACGAGCTTCACCGGCGTGAGCCCGGCCTCGCGCGCGACGATCGCGTGCCCCAGCTCGTGCACGGCCATCGACATCGTGTCGGTGGAGATGCCGTTGTTCTCCAGCTTCCTCAGCTCGTCGAAGCCCTCAAGCGTCGAATCGATCATGACTTCCCCTTCTCTCGCAGAGCTACCAGGTATTCACCCTTCGGCCACTTCGAGACCTGGGGGCACGTCTTCACGTGGCGCTGGAACGTCGGCCGACCGGCGGCGCGCCAGCCCGCGGCCATGCCGTAAGCCATCTCTCCGCACGTCGGCCGGTCGCCCGCCGCGGACGGCGTCAGCGCCCACTTGCCGTGGCTGTCCGGCTCCGAGTCGAACGGCACGAGCTTGACCTCCGCGCGCTTCGCCGCCGTGCGAGCCCGCGGGTTCGGCTGGGTCTGAGCCCAGATGATCGGCTCGTGGCAGAAGCTGCACGGCGCGACCTTCATCCCGTCGGCCCGCGGCGGGGACGTGGCCACGGTGGGCCCGCACACGCCGCACAACCTCGGACCGCCGCACCGCGCCCGCGGCGGCCGACCCTGGGTGGGCTCGTCCTCAGCCGGCCCGACCCAGTACCCGTGCTGGTTCCATCCAACGGCGGCCGTCAGAACAGCACCCCTTCCGAACCCTCGTCGGACGGCACGTACGCGGGGGTGAGCGGCCACATGCGGCGGCGGCAATCCGCGGCAGCGTCAGCATTGCCCTGACGCTCGAAGTAGGTGGCGAGCCCCGAGGCCTGCGACTTGGCCCAGGCGATCTGGAGCGTGTGCAGCTCCTGCAAGCTCAAGTCGCCGACGACCGGGTAGGCCCGGGAGAGCTTCCAGGCCAGGCGCGCGGCGGCCATCGCGTCGGCGGCGGCGCCGTGCGCGTCCTCTTCGGACAGCGCGATCCCGTAATGGGCGCACGTGTCGATCAGCTTGCGCGAGCCCTTGCGGTACCGGTCGTGCTTCTTGTCGATCACGAACGGGTCGACGACGGGGCCGACGGCCAGCGGCAAACCGCCGATCCGCGCGATCTCGCGATCCAGCACCGTCAGGTCGTACACGGCGTTGTAGGCGATCAGCGGGTGGCCCTCACGCCAGGAGATCCTGATCGTGGACGCGATCTCCTCGACGACCTCGTAGAGCGGCTTTCCCTTGGCGCGCGCCTGCTCCGTCGAGATCCCGTGCACGGCGGTCGCATCCGCCGGGATCTCCACGCCGGGGTCGGCCAGGAGCACGCGCTCGATGACCTTCTTGCCCGGGACGATGTAGCAGAGCGCGGCCTGCACGATGCGCGCCGACTCGGGGTCGGCCCCCGTGGTCTCCAGGTCGAATGCGAGAAGCGGTCCGTCTGCCCAGGTCATGCCTTCTCCCGTGCCATCGTGCGCATCTTGCGCGCCAGGTCGTCGAACTCGACGGCGAGATGAGCCAGCTGAACCTCGGTCAGGTCGGAGAGATCACTCGTGACCAGGTCGCCGCCACCCTCGACTACGCCCGGGAACGCCACGTGGCCGATCCGGAGCTGAACGCCAGTCCGGTAGTCGTACTCGCCGACGAGGTGGACCTCCAGCTTCCTCACGCCTCCACCCCGTACTGCTCCCGGAACAGGGCGACGATCTCGCGCGCGGCGTTCTCCTCGTCGAGCACCACGCTGTTGCCGTCGCCGAGATCCTCGCTCGCCTCGTAGTTGCCCTGGAGGATGCGCACGATCTCCGCTTCTGGGCCGACCAGCGGGATGAAAGAGCCGCCGTGCGTCGAGGCCCTGACGCCGCTCACCGGCCGCCACGCCGCGCGCGGTCCTGGTCCTCGAAGAAGCCGGGGCGCGCCTCCCCGCGGTCCACCAGGGTGCCGAGACGGGCCATCTCGCGGGCGGCGTCAGCACCGGCGGCCGGGTCGATCGGCGGCAGCTCGGTGAACACGCGCTCCTCCGCGCTCTCCAGCATGCGCACGGCGGCAGCCTCCCAGCCACGCGAGGTGGGGAGCTGGTCGACGACGAGCAGCATCTGGGGATGCAGGAGGGACATCGCCTGGGCGGCCAAGGTCTGGACCTGACGGCTCTCGGGGGTGCCGCCGACGACGCGCCGCGATCCGTAGAGGTTGTCGCCCATCGAGTCGGTGATCAGGGAGACCATGCCGGAGACGGGAATGTGGGTGACGGCGGTGCTGCCGATGGTTGCGGTCACAACGGGGCCGTAGCTGTCGTCGCCGTAGACGATGTGCGCGCGGTAGTCGGTGCCGTTTGGCTCCAGCGGGATGACCGCGCCGGGATCGCCGGTCTGGTCGGTGAGCAGGTACTGAGCGGCGTCATCCGCGGACTCGTAGTGCGTCACCTCGCGGCCACCGGCGATACGCTCAACCACGTCGCGGCCGGCCGGTGACAAGCCGATGGTGATGATCGGGAGCATGAGGCCCCTTCCAGGGGGTGCGGTACAGGTTGGTCAATCGTACCCCCAGATTAGGGGGAGAGACAAGGAGTATGCCATGGCTGACACGGCCAAGCGATTCGCCGCCACGCGCGGCCAGAACGGCACTGCCATGGGGAAGCTGTCCAACGCGATGATCGGCGTAGCCGCGGTCATCGACAAGTGGTGGGACTCGTCGGAGCCTGGCGTCCAGGGTGCCATTCAGCACTTCGAGCAGGGCCTCGCGCGGCTGAAGATGACGGCGCCGGAGGGCTTCGTCTCCGACGACGAGGACGACGAGCCGAAGAAGGCAGCGCGTAAGCCGGCTTCGAAGAAGGACGACAGCGAGTCGACCGAGGAAACTCCGGCAGCGACGAGCTAATCTGCCCGCGGTGGGAGTCACCAGCGAGGGCCCGGGGTTCAGGAGTGCACCCCGGGCCTTCTTCATGCCATTCGCTTGACACCCCCCATTATGGGGGGATACATTGGCGTGGTCACCAAGTCGACCAGCCGCGGAGGGCATCCCATGTACGCAAACGAGCAGGGAATCCGGATCTTCGAGATCGATGACGTGGTCACCGTGGACGACGAGACGGTTCAGTGGTCCGTCGACCAGGTCGGCCAGGTTTGGGTCCGGCTCGTGAGCGGTCTGGCAGCCCGGAACGTGCTCCCCGCTGCCCTGACTCTCGTCGACGCCAACATGGTTGGCCACTCGAACGCCTGATCCTCGGGGGCGGCCAACCGGTCGCCCCCGCGCTCTATCGAAAGGGGCCCGCCGTGGCTCTCACCGTTGGACAGCTGACCAAGAAGCTCGACGAGGTCCGGGCGCTGGTCGGCAGCGATTACCCCGTCGTCTTCCTGTCCGGTCCGCTTGACCCGAACATGGACATCAACGACCCGAAGCCGGACGCCAAGGACATCGAAGCCGTGGTCCTGATGCACCCGCTCAACGCCGGGACCAAGGACGACGAGAACCACACCCGGGCCGTCTACCTGATCGCTCTGCCGTAGATCTGTCGCGTTTGTGTCGCATCAAGCAGAAGGCCCCCGGGGAGACCGGGGGCCTTCTGTCGTACCGGTTACTTCAACCTCTCGCGCGAGCCATCCTAGCTCGTCGGCGGCGCCACGGTCGGTCGCGACGCCGGGTCGCACGCCGCATCCCCGGCGGCGCTCAACGAGTCCGGCCCCGTCGAGTAGTGGACGACGGACTGGCACGCGCTGCCGTCCGCGGTCCACACGAACTCCTGGCCGGTCACGCTTCGCCCATCGGCGCCCGGTACGCCCTGGTCGCCCTTCGCTCCCGTGGCGCCCTTGCACGTGCCGTCCGCCTGGTCTCCGCAGTACGAGGCGACCTGGGCGCGCACCTGCTCGTCGGTGGCGTTTGCGCCCGGCTCCCCCTGGTCACCTTTTGGGCCCTGGCACCGCGCGCTCCCGCACACCGCGGTGACGGCAGCGAGCACCTGCTCCGCGGTCGGGGCCGGGGCATCCTTCCCGGCGGCCGGGGGATGGGCGGCGTACACCTGGGCCACCAGGTCCATCACCTCGTTCACGGTGACCGCCTTGCCCGCGATCTGCGAATTCACCAGGGCCACCACCTGGTCCCGGTCCAGGCCGGAGCTGCCGCCCACCACCGGTGCGGGCTCGCCCTGCACGGCCTGCTTCGCCTTGTCGACGGTCGTCGAACAGGCGTTCGGGATGGCGCGCAGGTCCGCCCCGAGCTGATCCTGGCGCTTGCACAGCTGGTCCAGGGTCAGCACCGCGGGCGCCGTGTCCTGCTTCACCGCGGCGGTCTCGTTCTGCGCAGACTGGCCGGTCAGGATCACCGCGATGAACACGCCGGCCATGGCCAGCATGCCCACGATCGCGATGACCGCGAGCACCACCGTCGACGGCGGCCGCTTCTTGGCCGGCTGGTGGTCGGTCCGGGGAAGATCGTCGAGCACGGTCATTTCGCGTCACCCTGCTTCAGCTTCTGGGCGATCTCCAGCAGATGCTCCAGCTCGCGGTTGTCCGATGTCGAGACCTGCCCGCGGAGGTAGTCCACGGTGGCCTGGGCAGGCAGTGCCGGCCAAGCGGGGTCCTGGTCCCAGCCGTTCGTGGCAGCCAGCCGCCGGACCTTGTGGCTCCACTGGAGCATGACAATACCCAGCTCAGAGGCCTCACGGGCGTCGATGGCCTCCTTGTCCTTGCGCCGGGAGCGCAGGGCCAGGGCGCCGACCACGTAGGTCACCACGGTCAGGGTGATCGATCCCAGGCCACCCAGGAGCGCTAGGTTCACCGGTCCCCCTTCGGTTTCACGTCGCGCGAGTAGCTCGCGGCGAGGATCCAATGGACGGCGGCCAGCGAGCAGCACACCACGGGGAGAATGTGCGTTCCCCCATTGGCCCAGGCCCCGACCTCCAGCACGAACGCGAAACCGAACCAGGCCGATCCGGTCGCGAGGTGGGCGAGGTGCAGGAGCTTGCGCGTCCACAGCGCGGCGACAAGGAACAGGCCGGTGAGCCCGAACCAGATGATCCATATCGGCCCGACGGCCGCGAGCTGGAGCACCACCTTCGTGGTGAGCGGGTTACGCGGGTAGGCCACGCCGGGGAAGACGTTCATGACGGCCACGAGCAGCTGGACGACCGTCAGCGCGAAGGACTGCTGCCACCGGCCGGCGATGTACGGGTGCGTGCCGACCATGGCAGCCTCCTTCCCAGCATCAGTGAGCAGCGCCCTTGTGGTGGGCCTTGAACAGGGCGCGGCCCGCGGGGGTGGCCATCATGATGTTCGTCGCGAGCCCGTCGGCCATCCGCGGCGGCACGCTCTCCTTGATCAGCGCGTCCCGGAGCGTCGTCCACGGGTGCGGGCTGCCCATGTACCGCGCGGAGCCCTTCGGCCCGACCCAGTACAGCCAGAGCTTCGAGCCCCGGCCGTACGGGAGCGTGCTGGCTAGCTCGTCGCCTTCGTCGGGCTCGCCGGGAAAGGGCGCACCACCTCGTCGAGCAGGCCCCCCTGGATGATCTCCAGGCTCAGCTGCTCCTGCTCCGCGGCGAGCTTGTCCGGCGCGGCCTCGGGGGTGCGGGCCCAGTCGCCCAGGAGGTTGCTCAGCTCCGCGGCGACCATCTTCGCGAACGCCTTCAGGTCCATGCCGTCGGGTCCGAACTCCGCGGCGGGACGGGTGGCACCGGCCGCGACGAGCGCCACCTGGCCGACGCCGGATGCGACGCGAGCCCGCGGGACCGGGTAGCCGGGCACGTTGACCGCGAGCACGCCCACCATCTCCAGGCGACCGCCCACGCCGCGCCAGTCGCCGGACGGCGGCGCGGCCATCAGCTTCGTCAGGTCGACCTCGGACAGCTCGGGGCGAACCCGGCCGGCCACCCAGATGCCATGCCGGTCCTCGCCGGCGGCCAGGTCGGCGGCCACGGTGCCCGTGTTGTCGTAGTGGCTGGTCGTCTCGTCGACGCTGGCGGAGAGGCTCGCGTGGCCGGTGTTCATGGTCAGGTGCCCCACGCCGACGGTGCGCACCTCGTCGCCGTCGGCCACGCGCATCGCACCCGTGTTGAAGTAGGCGTAGTCGGATGCCGACTTCGGCGGCGGGGTGCAGCGCTTGGACACGCCGATGTGGCACGTGTTCCAGGTGGCGATGTGGCCGAACACGCGGCCGTCGTCGGTGAAGGTCAGCGGAGTGGGCTCGCTCAGCCCGGGATCGGTGAACCAGTCGAGCGGCGGCAGGTCGGCCAAGCCCTTCTTCTTCAGGAACGCGGGCTTCGCCTTCTTCTTCGTGCCGTCGGCGTTCTCGTCTGCCTCGTCGGCACCGCCGTCCGCGGCGTCCTCGGGATCAGCCTTCTTCTTCTTGGCGTTCTTCAGGAACGCGGGCGGCAGCGCCATCTCGCCGGCCAGGCACGGAGAGCAGGTGTCGCCGTACTCGGGGATGGCGATGGACGCGGTGACCGGCTGGATGCCGCGCTGGAGCAAGTACGCCGACAGCCCTTCCGGCGTGCGCATGTCCTCGGGGACCTCTTCGTTCTCGTCGATCAGCGGGCGCTCGCCGTCGATCTCCACGTAGCCGTCGGGGAAGGCCGGGATGGCGCACAGCGTGGTGGCCGCGATCTTCGCGTTCGAGACGGTGACGCGGTGGGACTCGGTGCCGTCCTCGGCGTAGGTCACGTCGTCGGTGAAGTCGCCCTCCGACAAGTCCACCGAGTTGCCGGTGAGGTAGCCGCGCCGGGCGTAGTCGCCGCCCTTGCTGTCGCCGTCGACCTCACCGCGGCCCTGCCACACGAAGGTGCCCTTCGGCAGCGGCTCGCCGGTCTGCTTGGAGACGAACTCCTCACCAGGAATCTTCCACAGTTCGTTGATCTTGCCGACGACTTCGGCGCCGCTGTGGCCGCCGTTGCCCGTGTTGACCGTCTGGGCGAACACGCTCAGCGGCGGCTTGCGGAACTCGATGGTGCCCGGCTCCAGGTAGCGCCCGTCGGCGGTCTCCATGCCCTCGACGGCGAGACACGGCCAGAACGCCGGCAGTCCCTGGGTAGCGGCCTCGTGGTCCTTCGTGGCTTCGGCCATCTCGGTCACTCCTTCGGTGGCGTAGGTGTCCTGGTCGCTGTTCGCGATCAGCGGGAAGTCGAAGTGCTGGGCGGCCAGCGCGAGCCGGATCGTGGAGAACGATGCTTCTCCGTCGGCCGTCGGCAGCACGCCCGGGTCCAGGTCGAACCCGGCGGTGATGTGCGGGAGGTACGGCTCGTGCTGCTCGGGGTAGAGCGCGCCCAGCACGTCGGCAGCGAGCCCGGCGGCGCGGCTGGCCAGCATGTCGAGCTGGTCGTCCTCGTCGCCATCGTGGTCACCGGGCTGGAGCGCGGTCACCGTGGCGGGCTTGAAGGCGCCGGTGGGTCCGCCGTCGCGGTTCCAGATGGCCGTACCGAGGATGCGTACCGACAGCGGCCCGCGGTTGAGTGCGAGCGCGGCCACCTGGCTCTTCAGCGTGTCGACCATGACCGGCGGCAGGTTGGCCACGTCGTCGCCGAGGAAGCACAGCGTGCAGTGGATCTCGCTGGCCGGGTCGCCGCCGGGCACCGTGTAGCGACCGGGGTTGTCCGGGATCAGGGCGATCATGCCGCCGGTCTGGTCGTCAGCCACGGCATGCCTCCATCAGGTGCCAGGTGCCGCCGGTCTGGTCGTCCTCGCCGCGGTTGCACCGGTTGAAGAACATCCCAGTGGGGTTCAGGACAACCAGGTCCAGCGGGTTGTCCGTGTTCCGGCTGTCCGGGTCGCCCGGCCCGGGGATGCCCACGACGACGGCCGCGCGGCACTGGCTGGTGTACTCGCCACCCGGCGTGCCATAGCTGACGTAGTGGACCATGTCGCCGATCTTCACGCTGCCTCCCATCGGCCGTTTCGGATAAACCCGTGGTCCCCGCATGCACGGCACAGGATCGAAGGCTCGATGTGGAGCGGCTCGCTGCTCACAAGAGTCCAGGTCGCGCGGCCGTCCTCACGCATCCAGGCCGGAAGCTGGGGAATGTCGAAGTACACGCCACCGGCCGCCCACCTGCCTTCCTGGCAGTGATGCCACACCGCGTAGCCGATCACCGTCTCTTCGTCTTGCTGGACGAACGGGCTCAGCATGTGCTCGTTGCCGATGTAGATCGCTTCCTGGGCATCAGGGTCCCGGCTCCACGGGTGCGGAACCTTGGCGCCGATCTCTGGCTCCGTGCTCACCGGGGTGCCCTTCGCTCGATCCAAGCTCGCTGGACCTCGACGATACGGTCCCGCTCCGCGGTGGTGCGCTGGCTCCACGTGCCCGTGCGCCCGGCCGCTTCGTCGAGCCCGGCCAGCACGCGCTCGTGGTGCGCCGCCGGCGAATCCGGCAGGTCGGCCATCAGCGCGATGTCATCGGCATCGTCCAGCGCCCAGGCGTAGACGGTGTCGCACATGCAGCCGGAGTGGTCGCCGGGCTTGAGGTGCGTCCCTACCCATTCGGCCGCCGGCGGGGAGATCAGGGCCGGGTCCTCGAACCCCTCGAACTTGCGGCCAGCCAGGTTCAGGTGAGGCTCGAAGGCGTTGGACCTCGGTGTGATGCCGTAGCGCCAGGTGAACCCGATCCGCTCCGCGTGGGTGTCGACGGCGCGGAGCAGGTCACCGCCCAGTGCGATCCCGCCCGGTCCGGCGTGCGGCCCGCCGATTTCGGCCAGCGCCTCGCGGATGTCGCCCGGCAGGATCACCGAGTCCGGCACCTCGCCGCGGAGCTGGTCGCCGTGGCGGCCGTACATCGCGTCCGTGGCGCGCGAGCGGAGCGTACCTTCGAGCTTCTTCCAGGCCGCGGGGATGCGGTCGGTCATGGCTTGGGTGAGCGCGGCCACCGCGGTGAGCGGCAGGCCGACCATGCCGGCGACCGTCTTCACCGAGGCCTTGATCGTGGCCGCCGACCACTGGGCGAACTTGCTGGCCAGGTAGGAGAAGGCCAGCGTGAGCAGCACGTCCTCGGTGAGCCCCAGCTCGGTGACGCGCACCTGACCCAGGGTCCGGCCGGCCAGCGCGGGCGGCACGTCCTTCAGCTCCGCAGCCAGGGCGGTGAACTTCCGGCCCTGGACCTGGGCCTTGATCTTGGCCCCCGCCTTCTCCAGGGCCCGCTGAAGGTCAGCTTCAGCGGTCGCCCGGATGCGCTCGATGAGGTCGTGATCGAGGTCGGCCAGGCGGTCGCCCGTGATGATCTTTACTGAATCGAGTACTCCCTGCGGACCTGCCGCACTCGCGACCCTGGCGCCGGGCGGTGCCGCCTGGGGCGTTCCCTGGGGCGGGGCGGCCTGGCCTGGGCCGACCTGCTTGACCGGCGCGGAGGTGATGACCGGCGGCGTGCCGGGCGCGGCGGGTGGCTGAATCGGGTTGCCGTTGGAGTCCAGGATGCGATCGTTGTTCGGGATGATCGCTTTCACCCCGAGCAGCTCCGCGGCGATCTGGGTCAGCGTGTTCGGGTCCGGCCTCGTCGCCTTGATCATCATGATCTGCTGGAGGTCTTCTTCCTGCGGGGCGTCGTCCTCGCCGAAGCCCTTCGCCGTGCGGTAGGCCTTGAAGCTGATGGCGCCCCGGTCCATCGCCTGGTCAGCGTCCTGCGAGCGGTTCGCGTTCTCCGTCAGGTTGCCCGCGGCGTACCACAGCCGGACGCTCTTGGCCTCCTCCTTGGTCAGCCCGTAGCCACCGTCGTCCACCGACAGCATCAGCATGCGGCGGTACCAGGAGTTCGTCAGCGAGTCGACGATCAGCCGGCACGTGGGCTCAAGGTGGTTCTTGAAGGCCTGGGCGTCGATGAGCCACGCCGTCCAGTGGTTGG